CGTAGCTGCCAGTGTAAGCACCGTAGAGTACGGAGGAGACTTTCCAGAACACCAGTGTGTCCTTAGCGGTCAGCGTAGGAGCGACATTGCCACCAGAAGTCACCCAAGTCATTGTAGGCCACGTTACTGTGTAGCTAGCACCTGCCTCTAGCTGTAGGACGATTGCGTCACCAGAGCTTAGAGAGTCTGTGAAGGTCGTGTTAGTTGCGAGAGTCTTGGTCTGTACTGCGCCGTTGGTTGCGTCAAAGGCTGTGCCTGACAGCGCGTACACAGTGTCTCGGATAGTCTTGTTTGTAAGAGTCTGTGTATCTGTAGTGCCAACTACGACTCCCGCAGGAATTACTTTTTGAGAAGCGGAACCGTCAATGTTGCCAGAGCCATTCGAGAGGACGAAACTAGATGCTGCAATGCCAGATAGCGTATTGCTGTCGGCGCTAATAGTCTTGTTAGTCAGAGTCTGTGTGGCATCAAGGGTAACTGCATTGCCGCCATTCCCGCCCACTTGTGCGTAGACTTCCCAAGTAGAGCCGTCGTAAACAAACTGGACACTAACCCCAGTAATATCAAGGACTAGGTTTTCCGCAGTGCCGCTAATAGTGGAGCCGTTACGCCCGACGGTTAGGTTATTAGAGCCAAAGCTCGCCCCGGCATCTGCAATGACAACTTGGTCTCCCACACTGGGGGAAGCAGGGAGAGTAATGGTAAACGCCCCGCCGCTTGTATCCGCTAACACGCCTTCTAAGTTGGCTGTAGTGTAGTTAGCTGTTTTAGCAACATAAGACACACCCCCCGCAGTAGAAGCGTCGATAACCGCAGCTCCCGCACCCGCGCCGTCTGTGACAATCATGACTTTAGAACCGTTAGCCACGTTTACCGTAGCGCCTGATCCTTGCTTGATCGTAATGATCTGACTGCCTGTAGTGGCGTTCTCAATCAACCACACTTTAGAGACAGTATTTGGACCAAGGGTTACTTCGCGTGTAGCTGTAAGGGCACCCGCTGAGGTGATCTTTAGATAGAACCCACGAGTCGCATCTGCTGTAGCGTCGGGCATCGTAAAGGTTTCGTTAGCGTCGGCAGACATTTGCTTCGTGCCGTAGCTAAAACCGTCGGTAATCAGCTCAAGGTTTGTGTTGGTGCTAGTGCCCCAAGTGCCATCTTCATCACCGGTTGTAATTTCTTTTAACCGGAGGTTATTTACATAAGTAGCCATTTAGTTGTCTCCAGTCCTTATGTTAAGGTGCTGCCACCGGCAGCGGGAATAGTGGTTGCGTAGATCTTTGTATTCTGGCGCAAATTTAATGTTTCCCCGCAGTCTGCACAAGTATCGGCAGTTAGCTCCGCTTCGTCAAGATCGTATCCGCAACTACCGCATACCACTTCAACTTCGTGCTTTGGGTCAATGCTATCGCCGTTATTTGCGGCTTCGTTTATTGTTTTCATGCTGCTATGTCCGTCCAATTAGGTGTTTGAGTGATAGGGGCTATGTCGCTCCAGCTAGGGTCACCGCCCGGAATTATCTGGCTCCAGACCAATACCGTTCCTACTTCACCCGTGGCCTGTACGCCAACGGCGTTAACTACGGCAGTGCCTGTTTCTTCGGTCTCGCCTAGCGCTGTGGTGCCTTGAACGCCTGTGACATCGACGTTCTGTTGCAGTAGGACCGTAATGTTGCCCAGTGTTGCTGTGGCTTGTAGACCACTCGCATTGAGGGACGAATCCCCTACTATTGCTACATTGCCCGCTGTGCCTGTAGCCGAGACGCCTGTAACTAAAACATTGGTGGTTGTTACGGGGCCTGCAATCCCTAAAGCCGTAGTACCTGCAACCCCTGTAACAGAGAAGATTGCGTTACCAACTACAGTTGCTGTGCCTACCTCACCAGTAGCTGCGTTACCAAGAGCGTTTATCGCTCCATCGGCGTTTACTGCAATGTTGCCCAGTGTCGCTGTGGCTTGTACACCGGTAACCGAGACTCCTGTGCCTTCTTGGACTGTAACCGAGCCTAGTTCGCCTGTGGCCTGTATGCCTAGAGACTGACCCCAAGAGCCTTGCCCCCAGACTCCGCGACCCCAACCGCCTAGCTCGACCGTTTGGTCTACTCCTTCACCCCAAGAGCCTGAACTCCAAGTGTTACGACCCCATCCAGCAGCCATTTACTAGGCAATCCGAATAATCGCGTTGCTCGCGTCAGCCGCAGGGAAGACAATAGTAAAATCTCCCGCAGTTGAGGTTTTATCCGAACCAAAATCTAGTACTGCTACCGCAGGATTAGTGCCACCGTTCGCCAAATAAATAAGCGCACCACGAGCAGTAATAGTTGCGGTAGAGAACGTCAGGTCAGCAAAGTCTAAGAACGCCGTAGTGCCGCTCGAAGCAGGGTTTGCTGAGATAGTCAGCGTGCCGCCGCCTGCACTGTAGCCGGTGCCTGAGACTTCGTTTGTCGCTGAATACGCAGTAGTAGTCGCATCTAGCGTAGCTGACGACGTGTACAAGGCCAGTTTAAAGACCTGTGATGTGCCGCTGCTAAAGTCAAAAGTTCCGTCAAGAATATCGACTTTGAATGATGTTGCCATAGCCTGTGTAATAGCCATTTGTGTTTCCTCTTAAATTAACGCGGTTCTATTCTAAGTTGGCCAGAGCGGTACATATCTTCCCGCATCTTTCCGTCGCCCAAGTTCTTCAATAACGCTATAGCGTCTACATACATCTGTTGATATAGGGCTACCATATCAGGTTCACCCTTAATAAAGCGTATTGCTTCGACCAAAGCCCCATTTAACAACGCAGAATCAAACTCCTCGCCAAGCCACGTAGTACCAGCAGTCACAATAGTCTGAGGGTAGTAGCCGTAATGTAACTCTACCTCGTAGGCTGCATCAGGTGTTGGGCCTATGATAAACGCAGTATCGTCAAAGATTCCGTAGTGTACGGGCGTACCTGTACTTGTTGGTCCGGGATACGCCTCACGAATGAAGTTAACGTCTTTATTCAACAAGTACGTGTAGTTACCTTGAGCATCAATAACCGCCAAAGAAAACGTATACAAGAAATCTGTCGGGTATATCAGGTACTTATTACCTATACTTAAGTTACCCGTCTGGTTTCGACGTAACGCAGGAATCTGAACAGTGTTGTATATCTTTTGTTCAGCCTGTTGAGTAAACATAGCAAGTTGATCGTCCGTAAACGACTGCTCGCAAATGTCCTCAATGTTTGTCTTTAGCTCGGTGTAATTCACCTGCTACTCCTTAAGCCATTGGGCCTCGGGCCATAGTGCCCTTGGTGGCTGCACCTACGCCGCGAACTTTAACGCCACTAGTCTTCATGTCTTTAGGCGGTTGGTTGCACGTATCTACTTTGTACATTGTAGGCTCATTCGGAAACTCGATGACCTTGGGTACTTTTACGTTTGACCTAGCTTTATTTTTCATTCCTGTCTCCTAGCTTATGGTTACTGTAACTTGCCCTACAGCACCTACGGCTTCCAAATTGTCTGGTGTAAGTCCAAAAGGGTCGGTTAATCCTACCGGGTCCCACCCCCACTGAATGTCTCTGCTTGCTACTAATTCTGCTGAATCAGGTCTTGGGTTACGTATAGCTTGGGGGTCTTCAACTGGAAACTCCCCTAACCTGTTTTGTGGCTGATCTGGATTCCAACATTCAGGACAAGCCCTAATGTTAGTTTTATTTCCCTTAACAATCAGCTCTTTAAGTTCGCGTAGCTTGTACTGAAACCCACATACATCGCATATAGCAATTGCCTTTTGCCCAGACGCATACTTGTAGCTCATGTCTACCTCACGCCATGTATACGCGGCACTAAGCTAAGCGTTGCTTTTTCTCTGTCTTCCCCCGCTGCTAACTCAAACTGACGCTCATATTCGCCCTGTAGCATAGGTATTCTGGGCATCAACTCAGGGTCTTTTTGAGCTATATAATACGCAAGCCCTGCAACGAGGCAGGGCAAGAAACGAAAATTAACGTCGGCAGTATTAACGCCTGTTCCTGAATCCTGTATTCGGCGCATACGCCAGTACTTAAGCACGTAGTAAGGCACACCTACCGGCCCTTGGTCCGGCACAGGCCACACAGTAACCGAGGGGTTAGCTTGCCCACGGTCCACATAAAGTTGTATAGGGCGGCCCTGAGAGAGCTTATTAGGGATACTTGAATAGGTAGAGACGCTGATACGCGTGATGTTTAGATCAGACTGAGTAGTTACGCTACCGTCGCCTGTGCGTACAACGTGCTCTAAGAGGTCTATTGTGTCGGCAGGCAGCGCGTATGTGGCTGTACCCGCTACGAGGTTTAGTGTGCCTTCCTCGATAGTCCACATGTTGATGCCACGGTTCTGCCACTCAATAGTCAACAAATTCATAGACCTACGAGCAGTTCGCAGATCATAACCAGAACGCATTTCTCTACCGGCACGCTCCCACGCTTCTTCCGCAATCTCGGTGAAGTCCATGTTGAATGTAGCTGTGCCAGATGTCGCCATTATTTGCCCCAACTTTCCCGCGCTTTCTTCTGCGCAGTTTTAGATAAATCTTTGTAATGAAATAACTTTGCGGACTTAGCTGACATCGTTTTACCTGTCATTATAGTCCCGTCGGGGTGTTTATGCGTGCCCCCTCGGTGCGTTTTACCGTCTTTAAAATAGTGGTTTACACCCTTAGCCATTATTTCTTTTTCCTTTTCAAAGGTTTAACCCTTTTGGGCTTGCCTGCCGGTTGCCCTAGGCGCTTCTTCTGCGCTATACGGGACTTCTTCTCTGCCGCTGTCATCTCACCAGAGGTCTTAGGCGTTTTACTAGAGACCCGCTTTGTTGGTCTACAGTACGGGGTTCCCCGCTTATCGCCCTTTTTACGCCCACAAGCCTTGCCTGTCTTGACGTCTTTCCAGTCCTCTTTGAACCACCGCTTTAGGGCTTTGCCCTTTTCGGTTTTACGAACGGCCACTAGCTTTCTTCTTTCGACACTTAGCTATAGCACCCGAGGCGTACGCAGATGGGAAGACTTTGTACGATGCCTTCACCTTGCGGTAACAGTCGTCTTTGACCGTGCCGCCCTTTTTAAACGTAATGGGCTTCATTTTGCCCATACCCCGGCACTTCATCATCGCAGTTCTCCTTAGCGCATCTTGCAGGGTCTACCGCCCCGCGCCATACCGTAGCCACGGATTTTGCCGCCCTTATTGTACTGCATGACTTTGCCGCCCATGTTCATCTTGCCTACACCGTCAGCCGCGTAAAACGGGACTTTTTTACCGCCCTTCTCTACCATAGGCAAACCGCCAGCCTTGTACTTCATAACCTTTTTATCCGCTTTCATGTAATCTTCTCCTACCGTTTGTGGGATGCCCGCTTTCTTGGCGAACTTAGGATTATTTGCTACTGCCGCCATTAAGTTATGCTGAGCTTTACTTTTGCTAGGCATTACCACTTAACCTTGTCAGCCCAGTAAGCTGCGCTCATTTTACCCTTAGCAATGTTCTTACCGTGACGAGCCTTAAACGACTTGCGCTTAGCCTTCATCCGTGCGGATTCGCCCTTCTTGGGTTTACCAGCAGTACTTGCGCCTTTCTCACCAAAACGAATTATTTTCTCCTTCCCATTCTCACAAGCCTTCACAATGTGGGACTTCTTAGCATGGGACGGAGTTCGTCTTGGCTTATTACAAGCCATCGCTTTCTTATCTACTTGCTTAGCCATATTGCTTATTCACAGTAAATATAAAAGTGTAGGTATCTCCAGCAGTTGGAGAGACTGTAGTTGCTACGATGTCGCCAGTTTTACCGGCTCCAGCGTTGTTGGGTATGCCCGTAAAGTCAGAGAAATCGTACTCCTCCGTCCAGTTTACTGGCAGATCAAAAATAAGAACGTTAGCCGTGGCGTCCCATTCTAGTTTGACCCCTACCCCAACACCTACGTACACAAGCTTTGCCAAAACAACGCCAGTACAGGCCCTACGGCTTACCGGATCAACCGATAATGTAGAGACATCAACCATTGTGCTAGTTACTACGTCGGTATTTCCTACAACCGCAGTAACCTTAATGATCGCCTGCTTGCTGCCATCTTGGATTATTTGAGTCGATACTGTATCAGCCATGAGTTAGCTCCTTATGAAAGAGCAGCGCCCGTAGCAGTAACCCAAGCAGCGCCTGTGTTAATTACTAGACAAAACTCGTTATTGCCTGCGCCATTATCGCTGACGATGTACACCGTACCAGCGGAAACAGAACCAAAAGCGGGAAGATTAGCCGTAGTTACAATAGGAAAGTCAAAACCATTTGTAGAAACGACGGGACCTGAAAAGGTAGTTGTAGCCATTTTGAAACCTCACATGCGAGTTATGGGGTGTATCTGTCTGCATGTCGTCAGCCGGAAGCTGTCAGATACACCGGTTAGTTCCGGATTTAGGTAAGTATATAACACTTATTTAGCTAACGCACAAACAAAAAAACCCGTCGATTAGGACGGGCAACATCTCAGGGGAAGATATAAGGCAATATAGCACTAAATTTAAGGCAAAAGAAAGGGGGCCGAAGCCCCCAATCTAACACCTTTTGCTTATTAAGCGCCGGGTGAGCCGAAAATGCCCAGTGGGTCAGATACGCCGAAGCTGTATCGCTCACGAGCCTTATAACGGCTGTTGCCTGTGTCGAAGTCTGCGTCCATGCTAGTGCTCATAGGTGAGCGGACGAAGTGCTTCAGGCCGTTGGGGATGTCAGTCATCAAGAACCAAGCATTGGTATCAGTCAGGTAGTTGTTAACTGTGTAACCACCCGGAATTGTACCGTTGTTGTTCATGGCATTGATGTC